AAATGATTAAGCTCAAAGGTTTTATAACTTATAATATTGGTGGTGGATATTGTTGGGTTCGTATCGGTAATTTAAAAATTGAATGGATGGTACAAAAATGACCACCTTCACCACACAAGACCGGCAAGATGCTCAACGTACCCCGTTGACCGATGAAGAGATTATGAAAATCTACAAAGAGGTTAGTGAGCCATTTGGAGAAAAACGCCTGTATGAAATACACGACTTTGCTAGGGCAATTGAAAAAGCCCATGGAATAGGAGAATAAAATGGATGCTTATGTTACACATTGGGAATTATTTTGGGTAGCAATTATTTATCCGCCATGCTTCTGGCTCGGATGTAAAGTGTATAATTGGTTCGCCCGCGCCATCGAACGCGCCCACGGAATAGGAGAATAAAATGATGAGTAATGCAAAACTTTCGCCTGAATATGTTTTTCATCCCGATCCATTCAAAGCAGGTGCATGGATTATTGGCGGGTCATTTTATGTTTATGTTAAAAATAAACCATGCTGGTTACATAAGAAAATGGCCAAGCTATTATTGGGCTGGGATTGGCAATGAGTTTCACCATCTACCAAGCAGACGGTCTCAAAGTCATCCAGTGGTTCCCAACCATTGAGCAGTTAATTGCCAGCATGCTGGCCAACCCCAACGACGCATACCATAGGAACGCATAATGGAAATTATCGGATATGTAGCAATCTTCGGTCTTATATTAATACTTTTTTGGAATAAATAAAATGGTAACGAAAAAACTCAAGGTAGTAGAACCAGCGGTAAAAGAAAAATCCGGCAAAGTCATTGCAGACTCCTCGGCATATTCACACACCGAGATTGAAAAGAAAGCCGGTCGACCAAAAAATGCAGACAAGCGTGGCTTTTTGTTATCAAACAAAGAGTTTGTTGGTAGAGAAAAAGCAGCTAAAGTGGCCAAAGCTGCAGGTGAAGTAAAGAAACCCGGCAAGAAGTTACATAGCCATGAATTAAGAGAAGGACTTAAAATCAAAAAGGCAAAGGAGCCCAAGTGACCAAAAAGAAACCAAAAGAAGTAATATTTGAAGAGGGCTGGGCTGATGAACTTGACCTTAGCCAGGAAGATTATGACGCCCTCGTACGGGGCATTCAAGAGTTAGTAGCCACAGGGGAGATATTTGAAGATGCCACACCAATTGAAGATTTGCCGGAAGAAGAGCAGCAAGCGATTATCGAGCAAATCAACCGCAAAAACACGCGGCACTAAGGCCCTATATTACACCGCAGACACCGGCCACTTTGGTGTGCCTATCGTAGTCTGCTTTAATGATACTGTCTTTCAGCAGGCATTGAAGAATTTTGGCATCACGACCCGCCATAATGCCCTGGACTTTGGCCTGGCAGAATCGCATTACATCCAGCAAGAGGGCACACATAGTGCCATGTTGGCGATCGTGTTTAACTTTGAAGAGATGGCAAAATGCGACGCGTTAGAGCGGATGGGGGTCATCTACCATGAGGTAAGTCACACCGTCACGCACGTCTTCGAATACATTGGTGAGGATGACTCTAAGATCGGTGATGAATCACGTTCCTACCTGGGCGAACATATTTTTAAGCAGGTGTTTTCAATCTACGCTACGGAGGAAGAAAAGCGTGAAGGTACTAGAAAAAGAGATCGAGCTGCATTTGTCGAAATTGGTGAAAAAATACGGGGGGCTAAGTTACAAGTGGCTGAGCACGATAACCGGGGTACCGGACCGGATAGTATTCATAAATCAGAGAACGTACTTGATCGAGTTAAAGACGCAAACCGGACAATTAAGCCCGAGACAAAACCTGGTATTTAACGAGCTAAGCAAGGCAGGTTTTCCTGTATACGTATTACATTCTAAAGAAGAAGTCGAGGATTTTATAAACCATGTTGCGCAGAGATCAACTCCACCCGTATCAGATCGAGATGATTGGGAAAGCGAAATGCACCCCCAACATCGGACTATTCCTGCCACCGGGCTTGGGGAAGACGACGACATCTATGACGATACTGGCGGAGCAGTTTGATGGCCCGACACTTATCGTTGCGCCTAAGCGTGTCGCAGAATCAGTATGGATGGAAGAGGCAAGTAAATGGGAACACCTAAAACATTTAAAGATAGCCAAGGTAATGGGATCTCCAGCGAATCGTTTGACAGCGTTGAAGAGTTCTTCGAATATGTACGTAGTCAATCTAGAAAATTTGACATGGCTATGCGAGCAGCCCGAGATGAAAAAATTCAAGAATCTAATCATCGACGAAAGCAGCCGGTTCAAGGATCCGTCGACGAAGCGATTCAAAGCGCTGAAGAAACACTTAAAGAGCTTCGAGAGACGTATTATCCTTACTGGTACACCTACCCCTCAGGGGATCGCTGATCTCTGGTCCCAGGTGGGTATATTGGACTTAGGAGAGCGTTTAGAGACATCACTCACCCGCTTCAGGGACAAGTATCTGCAACCGGACCAGGTCAACCGTCATACCCACGTGGTATACAACTGGAAATTAAAACCAGGCGCCGAGCAGCAGATCCAGGAAAAAATATCGGACATCTGCGTGTCACTAAAAGCCCAAGATTATTTACAACTACCGACACTAAGTAACATCTACCACAAGATTGAGTTAGAAAAGAGCATAAAGGACAAGTATGATCAATTTAGAAAAGACATGGTCACTGACCTCGGTAAAGGGCAAATCACAGCTCCGACAGCGGCGACACTGGCGGGCAAGTTACTCCAATTCACCAGCGGCGCAATTTATGGCGAAGACGGAGAGACGCAGGAAGTACACCGCGCTAAACTGGAACGCCTTGAGTCGATCATGGAAGAGTCTTCCTCGCCAACGTTGGTGTTCTACCACTTCAAGCACAGCCTCCAGCGGTTACGTCTTCAATTCCCACAAGCTGTGGTGCTGGACGATGACAACATTGCGGCGTGGCGTCGCGGCGAGATTCGTATGCTCCTTGCCCATCCCCAGTCTGGGGGAATCGGCCTCAATCTACAATGCAACGTTGGTGACACTGCACAAACGGTGTGGTTCGACCTCCCATGGTCTTCGGAAAACTACATCCAGGCCAACGCACGTATTTACCGCCAAGGGCAAGAAAAACCGGTTATTATACACCATCTAATGTTGTCTAATAGTATTGATGAGCATGTTATCAAGGTCCTGGAAGGTAAAATAAATTTACAAGAAGCAATTTTAGACTCTTTAAATTTTGCATTAATATAGACATGACCGAAAAAGAACTACTAGAACTCCTCAAGGGTGTTGTCGCATTAGCGACACCGCTCAACTCCAATGGCGTGAACATCACGTCACTGGATACACCAATCGCAGAGACTGGGCTTGACAGCCTGGACCTGCTGATGGTGTCTATTTATTTGAGCGACGTCTATGGTGTCTCAGAAGAAATTGCTAAAACCATGCAGCCAGTAACGGTCCGCGATATGTTTGAATTTATGTGCCAGCACAAGACTAAAGAACCTATTAGCGTGGAGGCGGCCCTCAGTGATATATCTAACTGATTATAAAACCGTCTGCACACAAGACACGCACCTATTGGATGACTTAGAGTATCCACAGCGCGTGCATTGGTTTCCTGAAAGCTATGCTAAGGCATCATCGGGTTTTGCCTACGCTCCCCACGTGGTGGCCAGTAAACTATTGGTGCCAGAATTAGTAGAAGATATCCGCAGCAGAGAGGGGCGCACTGCCCTGATCTTGGCCGCAGGCAATACACAGTTTGCTGGGTTAAATAAAGACATCAAACCAACGCAGCTTAGCTACAATTACAAGTTTGCACACTTGACCTTGACGCAAGTCTATGCCGGCACATTGGCAAGAATGTTCGGCGCGGAAGATATGATATTGACTGACGCAAGCGCATGCGCATCAAGTCTCAAAGTCATGATGGATGTGCAGATGTTATTTAACATGTATCGCTTTGATCGCGTTGTGGTGGTATCAGTAGAAGACCAGGTCAGCAATACCGTATTAAAATTCTTTGGTGAATCTAAAGCAGTATTGACTAAAGAACAGGATGACGCCGGTGTGCTACCGTCTGCTTTTGATGGCGTAAACCATGGCTTTCATATTGGCCAGGGCGCTGTGATGGCAGTCTTTGAGAATGCACGTTATGCCAAGAATCCAGCAGCCCGTTTAGTTAGCTCATACAACGCCTCAGAAAAAAGCACCAACGCAATTGGTCAACGTGAAGATGGTGAGGGTTTTATAAAAGCGGCATACGGCGCGCTAAAACATGCCAACATGAGTCCGCGACATATTGATATAGTAAAGACACATGGCACCGGCACACATTCAAACAATGTATCAGAGCGTAACGCATTAAAGACAGTCTTTGATCACAACTTTGTAGCAACATCGTTCAAACCAAGTATTGGTCACACGATGGGCGCATCCGGTTTGCTAGAGACTTGTTTGTTACTAGACAGTATGAAGAAGGGTCTAGTACCAGCAATTGCCAATCGTACAAGGCGGGATCATCAGTATCTGTCCTATCCATTAGAGATGACGGGGCAGCATAGAATTTTAAGTTTAGCAGCAGGTATGGGAAATATTTATTCAGCAGCAATTTTTGACACACAGGTATGATAAAAAAAATAAAAGCCGTAGCGCCAAGACTATCTGACGAAGATCTCGATCCAATTGAAAAGGATGACAGTAACGATCTAAATTTTCCAACCCTGATAGAGGGATGGCTGCCTTGGGACGCCGAAGATATTGCAGATATCCGTAGATTAATTTCTGAACGTCTGCCACCCAAACAGCAGTTTATCTTGGAGGCATTCTTAGACGGATTAAACTATACAGATATCTGTGTTACCGAAAAGTATTGGCGTTATCATTTTTCACGCGGCGTCGAGTTTATCAAGAAAGAATTAAAGCTATGAGTCATTTTATTGTCGAGCACAAAATTAAAGGCTACTATGTTATGGAGACGCTTACTGGTGTGGAGGATATCGACACTAGCCGCTTTAAAGATTTACTGGGAATCTGGGTGTGTGACAGCATGGAAGAGTTACAGATTATGGAAAAACACCTTAAGGAGATGAGAGATGCACGATCCAGTAAACCGACCTAAACACTACACTAGTCATCCGTCAGGAATTGATTGTATTCAGATTACAGAGCATATGGGTTTTAATCTTGGTAACGCCATTAAATATATTTGGCGAGCTGATTTAAAGAATGACGCAGTAGAAGATTTAAAGAAAGCAGCATGGTACATTGACCGAGAATTAAAAAAGCGAACAAATCATGAAGAGGAGTGTGGGAAATGATTGTAGAAATTGATGACGAATTTGCAGATCAAATAGTAAGCAAGGCAATTATTCAAAGTTATATTTGGTGCACAGAAGATGTAAAACGTGCCAAGAAAACACCAGGCTCTTATCATGAAGACGATATTGCTATGTGGGAAAAATTGATCCCGGCCCTGGAAGAAGTCGGACGTTACTTTACTTATGACTTTGACAATGCAGTAAAGAAAGCAAAGAAAGAGATGAAGAAATGAAATTTTTCAGCGAATACGATCGTTTTGATTTAGAGCAAGACATCATTAAATTGTGGGAGACCAATGAGGCTATCGCTGAATTGATTCGACAACACTTAGATCGCCCAATTAAAGGCTTTGATGAGGATGAACTGGCAAACCGCCTGCAAGGCATTGAGTATGTCAATGATTTAAAAATTCAAAGACTGTGGGATGGATTTGAGATGATGATCAAGAATGGTGGATTCACAAGTAAGTACGCAGTACCTGATTCAGATGTAACAATTAAACCAAAGAAGAAAGGAAGTAAAAATGACTGACACAGTAGATGTACCAGCAAAAGAAGTAGATCCATTAGCAGACAAAATTATGACATTGAAGTTTTCAGTAGGTGATATCAATGGCATTTTGAATGCACTAAACCAACCATTCCAAACCCCCACTGTTTTGTTGGCAAACATTATTGCCGCAATTCAATCACAATGCGGGCCACAGATTGATGCGTTAAACGCTAATGCTGCAACGGAGACTCCAGCTAATGAACCTCAAGCAACTGCTTAAACGCGCCGGTGTCAGCAATGACATCATTGCGGAGGTAGAGCGTAAAGCTAAACGCACAACGGCAGAGCAGGAAATTGAGCATCAAGAAAAGGCCGCAGCAATGGCCAAGATGATGCTCAATGACGTTTTGCCTCATCTGCGCAAGGCTATGGATACCCCGGTGCCATCAAAGCCCAAAAGAACAATCATTATTCCGGATTAGGGCGCTTTCGGTAGGCATTTTGCATTAATATAGATAGGACTCGCTGTGAAGCGCTCCTCGCGGGTGACTTAAAACGCCACCCCGCATTTGTCCGGGGACGCTCGGACGCCACAAGTACGGGGAGGTGACTTGACCCCTGGCAGATCGGAAAGACGATCACTTACACATCATACACACAGGAGAATTATATGAATCCATTTGAATTACGTTTTTCCATTTTCAACACCGCTAAGGATCTTTTAGTTAAACAGCATGAGGCCAACCTGGCTGCATGGGACTTGCTTAACAAGACATCAAAAGAAGTATCCGAATTAGCGCCTAAGTTTCCTACCATGGAAGAAATCATTGACAAGGCCGTTGAAATTAACAAGTTTGTCAGCGATACCAGCCATAATGAAGTCGTTAAAGTAGCAAAACGATTGACTGGCACCACGGTAATATTCTAAGCGTTACCAGCCCCTTTAGTTAAATGGTATAACGCTAGATTTGTAATCTTGAATTGTTAGTTCGATTC